CCATCCTCTAGCAATATTTAAAATCGTTTCTGAATTAACCATAGTTATTCTCCTTTCATTTTTTCTTTATCTCTTTTTATTTGTGCTTGTCGTCTAGCATTTAATTCAGCATATTGTAATGCTAAATCTTGCTCACTCATTTTCTTTTCAGGAGTATTCTTTAACACAAATAAATTAATTAATGTTAATAAACTATTAAGATGCCAATATGACATTTCAATAGGTATATGGAGATTAATCATGTAATAATAAATCATTTCAGCAGTCATAATCTCTTTCTTTTTAATCCCACCTTTTTTTGTTGAAGAATTATTGTCAAGTTTCGTAGCAGTATGCGGTGAGTTAATATACTGCTCAATTGTTTTAAAATCTTTTTCTGTTAATCTATTGTAAAGACTATCATCAACGTCAGGTGTAATAGTCATGCATTTTGCGTAGCTCAATCTCTCTTCTAAAGTTAATTTCTCAGTATATAGAAAAGGCTTGCACCATATTTCTTCCCATCGTTTTAGTGATACTAATGAATGTTCTAATTGGATGGTTGCGGATGGAATCGGTATGAACATTTCTTTATCCGAATCCCAGTCTTCACTTTCAGGAATGAATAGTTTTAGCATAACAAATTAAGCTTCTGGCGTATCATTTTCATATTCTTCCAAGTCTTTAACGACTAAGCTTTTAGATGTACATCCATTAATAAAATCTGCAGCAGCCTTTGCATCTGTTGCCAAACTTAACAATAATTTTGAAAAAGCATTTGTGCTAGCAAACGAATCTGATAATTCTTTAGATTTAACGAAACCTCTTCCATCTGCTGTTTTTTCACCATAGGCCTTTAAGATAATTTCTTTGATGAATTTGATGATGCTTTTTCCATCTTCAGCTTTGATGATTCGATTGATGTAACCTTCTAGTCCATCTTTTTCTTGAAAATCTAATTCTACTACTTCAGCTTCAGTGTAATTAAAAAAGAATGAATCGTTACGATTATTCCCATTGAAATCTTGATATGCGATATTTAATTTATACATGTTTATCTCTCCTTTAAAATAATAAAATAAAAAGGAATCGCTTTTTACACGATTCCGCAAATCGATTAACCTTCTGCTACAATAATATCGTAAATTTCTTTAGGCGTAGGTAAAGTAGCTTCTTTTTCAGCTGTACCGTAAATTAAGTCTTCAATTTTCTTTAATTTACCAGCGTCAATAACTCTACTGTCAATAACAATATGTGCAGTTGGTTTTAATTTTTCAACTCCTACTTCAATTGGTGTAGTTGAGAATTCCCAAGATAGTTCTTTAGCTCCTGCTGAGTCATTTTTGGAACTATTTGTTTGGCTAGATGGTTTTGCCAATGCATTATAAACTAAATGAAGTTTATAGCCATGGTCATCTAATTCTGTGTCATTTCCGACTAATGTTCTGTAAGAAAATCCGAAATGTTTTCGCACTTGTTGAGTAACATAAGCACCTGAATTTTCTTTCATTTCAGTAACACCTTGGCAAGCATTAAAACCTGTAGGATAAGTATAAGCTCCAATAGTACCTGCAAATTCTTCTTCAGACATTAGCTCTAAATATTTATGGTTATTAGCATAAATTGCTGAAGGTTCTGCACCTGATGGGTTTTCTTCAACAGACATTAAACCGTCCCAAGCTTCACCTTTACCATATGTTCCTTTATTTTCTAAAGGATAAAATACACCTTTGTCTACGCCTGTTTCGTAATATTTTTTTCCAGTTTGATCCCAAACTAATACAGCCATTATTTGTTCCTCCTTAAATATAATAATTAAAAACGTCATGATTAAGTCCATCAGACTCATAACTGTTTCGATATTCACAATTTGGTATAGTCGATAGTTTAGCAGTTATTGCGCTATCTGGATCATAATCAATGACAATAATTTGATAAGTGAAATTTTGTTTGTAAACTAAATTGTCTGCAAAACGATTGCTGATTTGTTTTCTTGAGTATACTATTGCAGGGTATTCAAGTTTAATATTCTCTGGAGGTTGAAAATACACATGATTTGTTCCTAGAATTTCTACTAATCTTTCATGCAGTTTTAATCTTCTACTTTCCATTGTATTTACCCCCAAGAGTTAGAAGTATTCTAGGGTATTGAATTGAAATATCGGTAATTTTCCATTTAACACCCATTACTTCAGCGTAAAGCAAATCATAGCAATGTTCCGAGATAAATTGGTCAGCAAGAATACTTAAGGAACTAACGAAGTTAATATCATCATTAACTTTATTACTGGTTTGTCTTCGCCATCTATCGTTAATTAAATCACCATAATAGTTTTTTGTTTCAATTACGTTTGACCAACATCCCGGTTTGATTTCTTTTGTTACCCCATATGCAATCTTGCCGTACCATTTACTCATTTTGGTTTTCTCCTTAAACTAAAAATTACCCATCATGATCGCCTGTTGCAGTTTTATCTGTAACATCAAGTTCTAAAGCGATTGCTGAGTAAGGTCTTGTTAAGGCACCAGATAATCTAGTTTCCATTAAGTATTTGTAACGGTTGAAGTCAATATCGAAATCTGAGAATTTAGAGATTTCTCCACCTTTTGTCGAACCGATATTGTAATCATCCATATTTACAAATAAGCCTAATAATTGTTTTGTTTTGTTACCTTGTGAAACTTTTCTTGTTTTGCCTTCGAATTGTTCTACGGTAACAATGTCTTTTACATTTAAAGCTTTTGTTAAATCATTTTTTGACGAATAGATACGTCTACCGTTTAAATCTCTAGCCAATAGCATAACATTTAACATATGTGGTGTGCAGAATAATTCAACATTTCCACTTCCTTTATAATGTTCGCGTAAGAATAATGATTGTTTGATCATAGCTTCAGCGTAAATATATTCTTCACCGAAGTTAGCACCAGTGTTAGCACCTTGTAATTCTTTTTTCATAGCCGCTAAATCCACATCACCATGAATAGTATAAATATCATCGTCTAACCAAATAGGTCTAATATGTTCTTCTGAAATTTTATGAGGATCTCCAGTTTCGCGTCCATCACCGATTAATACAGCTAATGCTACTTCTTCTTTTAGTGCCATAGTCATTACACCATATTGGTATTCAACTACATCAAAGTCAGTAATATCTGTAATGTCATCTCTTTCTAATTCATCTTTAACATAAACTGTTTGTGGATCAGTAGTTCTAGTTAATAAATTGATGTTACCGATTTTTGTTTTTTCTGAACCTTTCTTATAACCTTTTGCTCTAATTTCAGCTTTTCTAGCATCAGCTTTTCTAGTACGAATTCTAGAGAAAGGTGTTTTATGTGCACCGTTAATTACATGGTCAACGAATCCTTGATCTCTTGTTAATAATTCTGGAGCACCTGGATTTAAATTAGTGAACTCAGGGAATAAAGTATCAATTTGATCAATTCCATGTTGTAAATGTTGATGTTCAGACATGTAAGTTTTTAATGCATCTTGGAAACCGTTACTATTACGTTGTTTAGCTAATTCGATAATAGCTTCTTCATCGGCATGCGTTAACACTGTTTGGTTTCCGCCAGTTTCAAATAAATTGTTTTTCATGTAAGTTCCTCCTTGGTCAATTACTTCTTCGTTTAAAGAATGTTTTACTTCGTCGTCTTGTGGCTCTTTATCATCAAGTTTTCCAGCTTTTGCATCTTCCACTGCTTTTCCAACTAAGAAATACATAGCTTCTTTTTGTTCTTCGCTCATGCTATCGATAATACCTTTGATGCTTTTTGCTTTAGGATCTTGTTCATTAGGTTTAGACTCTTTTTTTACTGGTTCTTTACCATCTGCATTGTGATATAAATGAAATTCATCATGTGAGATGATAATTGCTTCTTCGCCTTCATCAGATCCATGCTTGATTACAGATTCAATGACTGCTCCAGGATTTGCTCCAGCTAAAACTAATGAAACTTCACTGATTAATCCATGAACCACGTTAGATCCTTGTTGTTTTAATTTTCCAGCACAGATAGAGAATCGTGTGATGTCTTTATGCTCTGTTAACGATTTAGCAACTTTTCCAGATTCGGTATCGTTGAATTTAACGTATGCATAAACTCCATCCGGTCTGTTTTCTAGTAATGCGTGGCCTAATACATTTTCTGGATTGTTATGGTCATGATTCCATACAACAGGCACTGTTTCTCCGTCTTGATGTTGAAAAGCATTTGGCATGATTACACGACCATCAGCGCACTTGATGTTGCATTTGGTAGCCCAACCTTCAATGTCAAATTGTTCATCCATTTTGATTTTCCTCCTCATAATATTGTTCTTTATTTAACGATTGCGATTCTTCATTAGGGGCGCTTAGATTCTTATTTCTAAGTTCATCTGCTTTAGGATCTGTTGATGGTTTCCATCCGATCTTTTGTCTCATTTCATTTGAAGACGCAATTTCGTTACGAGTTAATTTGTCTGCGATATCAGCTAATTCAGTTACTGGAACTAGCTTAAAAGGGTCTCTAAAATAAAAAATGGACTGCCCTTGTGTTCTGGCAGTCTTACTTAAAAATTTTCTTTTCATTTCGCAGGCAATAGCAAACACTATTGGTTCAATAGTCCTACTAAAGTAATTAAGCATGGTCTTTTCATCAGCTGTACCATCTAAAATAGATTGCGTGATACCAAGCTGACTATAGAGCATGCTTTGTAAGTATTCGATTTGTTTCATTAGATTGTTATCTAATGACCTATTTAATTGAATTACATGCTCAGTTGAGTCAATGTAACCAATTCCTAATTTAGAATTATTCAATTGTCTCTCTAATGTAGAGCGTCTATCTTCAGCGTTTTTAATACGTTGTTCGCCCTTTAGCACATAAGGCAATTGAATAATTAAATCTAATTTTCCTGAACCACTTTGCTCATCAATTGCGTCCAGTAAATTAAGTTTTCTTATTAATCGTTGCATTGTTGAATTGTGTTCATTAATAACAGAATAGAAAGGATTTTCTACAACTGCTACAGACCGTTTAGGCACTACAACATCTTTTTTAGTACCGCTATTCTCATCATAGACTCGTACTTTAATATGTTGAGGATACCATTCCATAATTTTTCCGACACGAATCGTCTCAACATCAAACGAATTGGTGTTAATATCTAAAGTTGTATCTATAGGCACCAAAGCAACAACACCTTCGTCAAGCATTGACATAACCGCATCTTGCATGAATGCTCTTCCTGTTTGGTCAATGTTTGCTTCCAATGTTAAGCAATTATTCAACCCACTATCAATTATCTCTGTAAAACGTCCGTTCTTATCAACTCTCACATGTTCTATATCTATACTGCTTGCATCCATTGCAATTCTATTAAATATAGATGTAACGATTGAACGTTCGTTTCCTCTAGTGAACCTAGCTCTATCCGGTCGATATGAATAACTTGGTCCTGGCCTAAGAGTAGGGTCCTTGTTATTAATGAAAGCATTCCAGCCGTGCTGTAATCTATCTATAATTTTCATTTTGATTATTGACTCCTTTTAATGATTAGCAATGAGTTTTAAAACGCCATAAGATACTGCTAAACTTGCACCTACGTTACGACATGTAGTAAAAGTAGCTTTTTTCTTAGCTTGTTCAATAGACATATCATACTCAACCATATATTTCGCAACTTGTCTTTTTGTTTGCCCTATGTCTCCTCTTTTAGCTACTGTCGCTTTAGCTTCGGCATACATTCTTTTTCGATCATTCATTTCAGAGTGATATTTTTTTTCCGCATCTTTCACTGATTTATTGTATGTTTCATAAGCCTTATTTAACTTTGCAACGTCATTCTTTGACCATTGCTGCCCTCGTTTATATTTCTTAGCAGTAGTATTGACTATCTTGGTATATTCAATATCGGCTTCTTTCTTAGCATTTTTTCGCCTAGTTTTTATTTGAGTCTTTAAAGTTGGTTGAGATTTTCGGTGTCCCCATTTCATTCCTAGAACACCATAATGCATTAATTCTGATTCTCGTACTAGCATTGGTTGACCTCCTTTTATTGAATTAAGTTATGGAATATTTTATAATTAGCTACAGGAAGGTGAATATATATGAAATTCGAAATTAAAAAACCTAACATGCAATTGCCAAATGTTAAGATGCCAAAAATATTAAAAACTCCGGTACAACGTTCTCTAACAGAAGAAGAGGTATTGAAGCGATTAGATATTCCTGATTGGCGTCACATGTCAAAGGATAAAATAATGTCTTTTACTTCGTCATTACAATGCATGAATCCTGAAGTTGCTAAAGAGGTTTTAAAAAAGTTTCCTGAATTTGCTAAAATGTGCTCCGATGCTCTAACCGATATAACTAAAGCAATGAATGAAGTTATTGAGCATACTGATAAAAACACTCGCATCGTGTTAGATGCATATTTAACCGAAATAAATACTCTCCAAAATGAATTGAAACGTGAGAATTTATCATTAGAAGATAAGCTAATATTGAATAACGAAATTAAGGAACTTTTAGAGAAGATGAACCTCGTAGCTAAAGAATCTAACAAACAGATCCATGAATTATTTAACAAAGTTTTAAGTGTATTCGTTGGAGTTTTAATGGTTGGTGGCGCGATGTTAGGTGTTAATTTCAAAAGAACTAAATAATTAGTTTTAACTAATTTTGCTTACAATTTTTCTTCCAAAACGTTCATAAGTTTTATAAGCACCATAAGCAGCGTTTAAAGTGCCAGCAAAACCAATGATGGCCTTCACTGCTTTTTTTCCTTTGTTTTGACTTTGTGTCATTCTGGTATACTGCTCTTCAGCTTGAAGACGTTTATTACGTCTTTTTAATTCACTATCACTTAATTGATAGGCTTTTTTTCCATCATGAACTTTTAAATAGTCTTCATGATAGTTTTTAATATTTTTGCTTCTAGATATAGAGGAGACAGGTTTTCTATGACCCCATTTCATTCCTAGGACACCGTAATGCATTAATTCTGATTCTCGTACTAGCATTGGTTTACCTCCTTTAAAAATAATA